TAGTTCTATCACTTTTAATAGCCTGACGCATATAAATTGCAATTATTTTTTCCATTTCTTTTCTATAAGCATGAGCTTGTTCTCTAATAGATGGGTGAGCATTATTAGAAATACCTATTAATTTATTTACACATCTCTCTGCTGTTTCTTCAGGAGTAAATCCTCTATTATCTGTAGTTTCTATATTTACAGAAAAATCATTTGACATCCCTAATGAGTTAAACATTATGTTTTTCTCCTAACAACTTTACCAACTCGATACTCATCGGTTGTTTCTTTTGCTTCTCCTAATTGTTTTAGACTAGCAAGTGCTTCTTTAAATCTAAGATCATACATTCCCATAACATCTTGTTCGCCTTTCATAAAAGTATATGCCTCTATCAAAGATCCATATAACAAAGTTAATTCTGCATTCTCACTTAACCAAGTTGTTCCTGAATCAGATCCTGTAGTAAGACTTGTAGGTCTATAATAATAATCTAACTCAGCAGTATAAGCTGCATCAGGTGTTGGGGCTAGTATAAAATTATCAACATCATAGACAGCATAATATCTAGGTGCTCCGGTAGTGGTGGAATCAGGAGTATATGTTTGTAGAAAACTGGGGTCTTTCATCTCAATAAAAAATCTATCCCCGTCTGAACCAGCTAAACTTAAAGAAAAAGAAGCAAGATAGTCAGAAGGAACAGCCAGATATTGATTACTTGTTGTAACAGAGCCACTAGCATTCTTTTTAAATAAACTTAATTGAACTGTTTTTAAAATTCTTTCTTCTGCTAATCTTATAAATAAAGGAAGATTATTAACAAAAGATGTTTCAGAATTTTCTGTATAATCTTGGATAGCTGATTTAAGTTGTGCGTATGTAAAACTCATGTATTTATCTGACCTCCCATACCACTATGATTTGTGCAATAATAATACAAGGTAGGAGCACCAGAAGCTACCTCTATTTGAGTGTATGCTCCAGAAGAACCGGGTGTTCCATTTGTTGTAACACCCGTTGTATACTCACTGCCACTGCCATGTGTGCCGTTTGAAGTAGTTGAAAACCTAAGAGGATGACCAGAATTTGAAGAATCAGACTGATCAAATCTGTATATGCTACCTTCTGAAAAATTTAAAGTTGGAGCTCTTACTCCATCAATATAAAAGTAATTTGACCCATAGTATGATTGAACAGTAACTGTGTAGGTTGCTGCAATACTTACAGCTGAAGTTGATATAGTAACTGATCCTATAGATCCGGCTACTCCTAATCCGGTTAGTGTTGCTGTAGGGGAACTGTCTGCTTCTGTTTCTGTATCAATACTAGTAACATCTCCTCCTATTGTTACACCACCAATTCCACCACTTGCTACAAGATTATTTGAATCAAATAAATTTAAAGGATCAGAAAAACCAACAGGATTAAAACCATATTGAAAAGATCTTTGTTCAGAAAGATTTGTTTCTGGTCTTGGATTCCTTAAAGCTTCTGGATCTACAACATCTCTAGGAGGAAAAAGTTGTGGATGTTTAGGTTCATACTCATCCTTACCAACTAAAAAACCATTCCACTCTCTACGCATATCCCTTAAACGATATCTGAAACCAGATCTGTCTGATATTCCATAAGCATTTTTGTCACTAGCAAAACCCATTAAGTCCTCAAATATTGTATACTAGGTTGTAATTTTAAGGATGTTCTACCCTCGTCTTCATCAGCAGCTCGTTGGAACTCTTCTTCATATACAGATTTTAATAACTGTATTCTGTCTGGTGCTCTTTTCATGGCAACATAGTAAGATAATCCAGCAACCATACAAGGATAAAACCTGAAAGGTAAATCGTTAGTATTTACTAAACTGTCTGCATCTTGTATTCTACGAACATAATAATAGATGATTTGATCTGTAGAATTTTCAGGAGTTGGATAAAAATTAAGAACTGGAGTAATCTGTCTATCAAAATAAAACTGACTAGGTCTACCCGTACTAGATTTGTTAGGAACTGTAGAGTATTCACCACGACTAATTCTTTGAACAGATAAGTCTGTATTGTCCCTTCTTAAAACAACTTCAAGAACATCAACAACATCACTGGCTATTGTTACAGTGGAAGTTCCTGATGTAAGTGTGACTGTGGCTTGATTAACAGTCCACAAGTTAAGACCTCTATTAGACCAATCAGCAAACATTAAATTTAAAGAACGTCTTGCTGTCTTAGCATCATAGCCGGTCCTAACTTCTAAACCACATCGTTCATAGGCTTCTTCTATCACCTCTGCAACGTCAAGTTCAAAATCTCTTGATCCAGATGTTGCCATTAATAAACACCTTTAAAAGTAGTGCCTTTAACTTGAATGCTTGGAGTTCCTTGTATTTTTCCACCACCAGCAAAACCTTTTTTCTTCATCATGCCACCTTTAGCAAAACCTTTCTTTTTCATCATGCCTCCAGCAGCCATACCTTTTTTCTTCATCATGCCCCCAGCAGCCATACCTTTTTTCTTCTTAACAGAACCTCCATTTTTCATAAAGCCCATTTTATTTCTAACTTTTTCAGGTAATTTAGCTAGTCCAGGATTCTTAGAAACATCAACTGCTTTTAACTGACCTCCCTTAGCATATCCTTTCTTTTTCATCATACCTCCACCGGCAAAGCCTTTTTTCTTCATTCTAGTGGATCCACCAGCTGCAAATCCTTTTTTATTCTTCTTCATCATCTTGGTCTCCTTCTTCATTAGATGCATATAAATTATCAAAAGTTACACTCGGATCGAGGTAACTACTGTGTATTTCAGCAGCATGAAGGTACTGACTAGGTTTAAAGTCTGGTGGTCCTTCTCCTGTTTCCCATAAAGCAGGGCTCGTAGCCCTAACCCTATTGTTTGGTAGAGCAACAATATTGCCTGTCCATTTTCCTGCGTCTGTCAACTGCAACACATGACTTTGTTTGTGTTGTGCAGGGTCATCAGCAATATGATTCTCTGTATAGTCTACAGTAAATAAGTATTTACCCTCATAAAATTCTCCGTCTATTTTACATATCCACGGACTAGAACTTACACGTTCTAAAACAACTACAGAATGATGGTGAGAGCTACAATCCCAAGGTTGTACTAAATGAGTTTCCATTCTTTCAGGAAACTCTTCATACCATTGATCAGCAACTAAAGCTGTGATAGGCATACGAGCCCACATAGCTCCTCCATGAACATTTTGCTCATCCGTATCATCTGATTCGCAACCCGTAAAGACAACTTGAAAACTTAAACATCTGTCTGGTATTGTATTAACAGCAATAGCTAAACCATGAATAAACTCACCATGATAATTTTCATGATTGTTTGTATATTCTTTTCTAATCCAACATTTAAAATGAGGTATGTTACTAATTAAATATGACATGATAGATTTATACCTTTACTGTTCTTTTTCTTCTGTTTGATAAAACTGCTCCACAACCTCTAGCAATTTCACCACCACCTTTTAAATTTCTTACTTTCGCTTTTTCCGTGTTCGCAACGACTGTTTTACCTTTTGCACCTTCTCTTTTTTTCTTTCTGGCTGTTCTGGCTCGTTCCGCTTTGGTAAGACTTTTAGCTTTAGCTTTTGGTAAGCATCTATCAGGATTTTTCTTATCTTTTGAAGTGCCACAAGGACCTTTGATCTCACCATCTGTACCTATCCTAACCCAATTTTGTTTTAACCAATCTTTTAATTCACCCATCTATCTACCTTTTCTTCTGCCACCTTTTGCTTTTTTAGCATAGTTTGGGTCTTTACAATACTTTGATGCAGCTAAGTTAGCATAAGCAGATGGATAAGTATCAAAAGTTCTTTTTGCCCATGCCTTTCCTTCTGGACAAATCTTACTTCCTTTACTTTTCTTAGAAACTTTACCACCTTTTTTATAGTATGTTAATCCTTTAGGCATATCCATTCTTGGCATATGTTATCCTCTCTTCTTTTTCCCAGCACAATAGGCTCTTTCACTAAAACCTCTTGGACGTTTACAGTTTATACCACGTTTTCTTTTTTTACTCCACTTTTTCTTTTGAGGAGGTTTACTTATTTGTTTTGATATTTGAGAACGTGTAATAGTCATTAACATCTCCACCTTTTTCTAGCTTGACGTAATCGACTATTAGGATCTTTTGCTGCCTTTGGAAACTTTTTCATCTGACCGGCAGATCGTGCACAAAAAGATTTTCTTCTAGCTTTCTCTTTTTCTGTTAGGTTCTTCTTTTTAGTAACAGCAGTTTTTAATTTAGAACCTGGATTTAATTTACGATAGGCTTTAACACCAGCCTCCGTCATACCAGCACCTTGTTTAGTAGGACGAAAGTTTTTCTTATTTCTTGGTGGCATTTTACTTGGCTTTCGTTTCGCCATGTTAAGCTCCTATGAAAAGAAAATGTTCATCCTGTCAATTGTGCCAACAGTATAAACAACTGATAATCCATTTGGAAACAATATACCTTCATCAGGTATTGTGTTATCTATTGTCTGGTTATTTGTTCCTATAGTTCTAGCACTGAATATCTCTGTGCCATCTTCGGGAGTGCCATCAAAAAACTGAATTAAACCAGCAGATCCTCCAGAGACTATTGAGTATCCCCTTAATCTTACCCTGTTTCCATGAACTTCTTGAGCTGCATCAGAAGTAGATCCTACTTTTAAGTTAGCTGCAAACTGTGCAGAGCTAGTTATTGACGTTATCGTCTTAAAAAATTTGCTTCCTGACACAGCTTCTGCTGAACCTGTTGAGGTAATCACCTCTGTAATTGTATTACCAAAAACATCTGTGCCAATGATAGTATTTGTTTTCTCATTGTCACCTGTCCCTGTTGTTGTAACTTGTATTTTTCTGGCTCCACCTGAAGCAAAAGAAGTGTTTGCTAGTGTTGCTGTAGTATTTGGTCTGGATGCTGTAACAATAAAATCATCGTCTGCTGCTACCTCATCACTTATTGCTGTAACTTTGACATCTGAACCTGCCATATTAATCTCCTATGTTAAAGGTGGAGTTTCCTCCACCCTAAAATTATTAAACAGGTTTAAGCTTCGTACCCAAGTAATTCTATTAATAGTTTACCTGCTGTGTAATCTGCATCCGTTGTATCCCCTGCTGTTAAGTATAAAAACTCATCGGCAGCTGGGACTGCTGTGAAAATAACTTCACTTCCCAAAGTTGCATCACCGGCATTTACTAATAAAGTCTCAGTTAAATCGCTTATCGCACCATCTTCAACACCTGTGCCTTCAGTTGCTGAGTGGACGTTAATGTCTGGATCACCTCCAGAAGGAGCTTCAAAACAAGTCATACGACCAGTTAATATTGTCCCATTTCTAGCTGCCGTAATCTGACCAATATGACAGACATTCGATGTTCCATCTACACCAATAATATCTCCACTGGCTGTTGATCTTAATCCAGTCAAATCAATTAATATTTTAGTGGTAATTATACCACCCTCTCTTATAACAGAACTTCTGTAAACTGTTCCGGTTCCACCTGTTATACCAGTTCCGGCTTCAGTAGCCATTTTATTAGCATCAAACGATGCAATACCACTTGAGTTAATACTAGATAATGTTGTAAAAGCCCCTGTTGTTGAACTCTTAGAAACAGATGTGAAACCACCTTCAGATCTTACCGGACCTGTAAATGTTGAATTAGCCATGTTGATCTCCTTGTCTTGGCAAATGTCAGTTGCAAAAGGCAACTGTCAAAGAAATATGTATTCTACTTTAACTTATATTAAAAAAAAAATAAAGGGGCAAATAAATTACCCCTTTATAAAAATTATGTTTAGAACATTAAGCTCCTGTTGTACCAAACACACATCTTGGATCTGAGAAACCAAAAGAATATCTTTCTCTGGCTTTAAATCTCATATTACCAGTATCAAAATCTGCTTCCATGCCAGTTGACATAGGAGTTCTTTCGAAATGGATGAACCCACGAGGAGTGTCTGTTAAGACAAAAAACGCATCAGTATCTGTTAAGAAGTCGTTAACAGCATAACCATCTGGTAACATACCACTTGAACGGATCGCATTAATATCATTATCAGCAGTTGCTGTTCTTAGATTGGAAGCCATAAGTCTTTCTGCTACAAACTGTAACTGTCTTGGAATAACAAGCTTCATTCCTCTTAGTGCAATGATCATGCCTCTTTCATCAACAAAACCTGCTATATTTATTAATGCATCTTCAAGAGAAGTTTCATTTAAATCAGCATCTGTTGATGGTTTATTAGCAAGTGTTCCACCATTTGATAAAGGGTGATCAGTTGCCATTAAGGCTTTTCCATCTCCACCTGCAAACTGTGCTGCTGTAAATCCATTATTTAAAACAGATGCAGCCTTAACTTGCTTTGTGTGTGCCATAGAACGTGCGAGTGCTTTTGTGTATCTTGCTCCAAGACGATCATAAAGGTTGTCCTCAATAGCTTCCTCAGTAATTGAAAAAGCCAAAGCAACAGTTTCATGATTATATCTTGCAGTGTATGCTTCACTTGCGTTATCAAAGTTGATAGCAGAACCTTCTGATTTAGTTGGTGCTGCACCAAAGCCACTTAACATGACCTCTTCTTCGAATGCACGATCTGATGACTCAGTGGTAAAGATCTCTGCGTGTTGATTTTCGTACCTGGAATACTCCATACCAAATAAGGCATTTAGACCAGGCTCTAGCTCTTTTGCTAATTGTGCTCTTGATATAGCCATTCTCTAAACTCCTTATACACCTGTCGTAGAAACAGTACCTTGAGCAATACCACCATTTGGGGCATTGAAATGGTTGTTTATACGAACAATTAGAGGGATACCAGCAGCCGTAAAATCAGAATTATCAGGGTCTTCTTGTATCCCCATAATTCTTAAAGCATGACTGTTAGTTGTTGCAATTGTATTTAAGTCTGCTGTCGCAGAAGATAATCCAGTGGTTGTAGAACCACTATTACCAGTTGCAAATTGAATATTAGCATTAACTGCTGCTCTTACTTCTGCCTCAGTGTTTGCTGCACTCACAACATTAGATGTTGCTATTACAAATAGTTGGTTTGGATCATCATACAAAAATGCTTTGACTGGAAAGTTTGAGTCTACACCTGATCCAGGATAAAAATTTGAAAAAACTTTTTTTCCTGTTGTTGAAGACACATATTCGCAACCATTAAAAACTCCAACGATACTGACAGTTCCACCGGCAGCAGCTTGTAAATCGTCTATTACACCAGCTGCTAAAGGTATGACTGCCATACCCTGAAATATAGGGTTAGAGTTATCGGCTGCTATTCTGTACTCGGTTAAACCAGTAGAATTGGTTCCTGAACCAAGTTTGCCAATGGGTCTTAAACCAAAGGCACCATTAGTATTTGCCATGATAAAGCTCCGATTTTAAAAATTTCATTTAGTGGAGTCTCCTTTATTAGATCCTCCAAAGCTTACTCGACTCTGCCTTTCTTTTGAAATAGGCATGGAAGGATGTTGTTCCCTCATCAAGTTTTCATCCACAGCAGTCATTTGGTCTCGTGTACGTTTTTCATAGTAACTAGCACGTTCTTTAACTGTCTCTTCTGGTATCCTACAAAGCATTAATCCTCCATTTCCTATAACACCTTCGTATCGACCTTCGTCTATCGTTGGTGCTTGAAAATCAGGATACTCATCAGCACGAACAGGTTCCCATCCTTCTCTTAGTCTTGAGTGGACATTAACCTTGTCATCTTCTCCTCTAACCTGAACTCTAATCCATCTATGAGTATAACCAGGTGGAGGTGGAGGTGCTTCAAGTCTGCTTGGTGGTTGCCAAGGTTTTCTGCGAGTTGTCTTCTCTCTAGTTTCATTTACTCGTTGTATTCTATCTGCCATTTTTTAGTCCTTCACATATTTAGCATATTCTTCTAAAGGAACATCAAGCCTTTTAGCAATAGCTATTTGCGATGGCGATAGCTTGACTGTTCTACGTCCCTGTTTTGTACTGCGAGATGCAGAGGAACCAGCAGGGGCGACCTGATTTCCTACTCTCGTTTTCTTGTCAGCAAACTTATGTGGGAACTCTTCCCTAAGTCTGCGATCTAATTCATTATAATACTCATCTGAACTTGCGTCAAACCCTTCTTCTCCCAAAAGTATATTATTTATTGTAAAAGCAGCATTTGTCATAATCGCATCTTGACCAAACCAAGTATTTTCTTCTGCCCAAGCTTGTGCTTTGGGATCAGGTTTAACTGGCTGTTGAGCTTGTTGTTGAGCTTGTTGAGGTTGTTGCTGTTGAGTTTGAGGTTGAGATTGAGGTTGTTGCTGTTGCTGTTGAAGTTGTTGTTGTTCAAGTTGTTGTTTTGCCATAGCATATCTCTGTTGCTCTGCTGCAACAACAGACATCTCTTGTTGAGCTTTTGCTATCTCTTCCGAATCACCTGCTTCATAAGCATCTTTATATCTTTGTTTTGCAGCCTCTGACTGACTTTGTAGTCTAGTGCCATACTCATTTATGTATCCACTATCTAATGCAGAGACCCTTGTCTTCAGATCTTTATTTTCTTGAATAAGTTGCTGAGACATTCGAACAGCTTCTTCTTTGTCTCTTTGTTCTTGTCTATACTTTTCCGTTAATTTTTTAATTCTATTTTGAACATTTTTACTATATTGTTCTAGTTCATCTTTTTTATCAGATTGGTTCTCTTGAACTTGTTCCTTATCATTAAAAACAAATTCTGTTTGAACTTTTTTATCATCAGCTTTATCTTGAGATGTATCTTCTAAAACTATCTCTTTACCTTGATCTTCAGAAAGATCCTCTGCTTTTTTAATTTCTTGTGACATTTTTACCTCTTAAACGTGTTTAACATCATCTGGTTCAAGTATGGTTGCAATAACTTCGTCATCATTAATGATACGAACTTCACCACCATCTATTTTAAAACGTGAACCTGAATATCTACCGATACAAACCCATTGTTTTTCTTTACACCAGGGTTCTGCATCAACTCCAAATTTATTAGGATCTTTATATGCTAAAGGTCCTATTTTTAAAACATAAGCTACAACAGTTGCTATAGCCTCTCTATCTCTAATTTCATCTGGAATATGTAGACCTCCCATAGTTTTTGATCTGCCTTTATATGGCATAACTAAAATTCTCCAACCGGTAGGTTGTGGAAGTCTATCAAGTAAAGGTTTGTTTAAAAGGGAAGGATCTAGAACTTTATCCTCTGTTTTAACGTAAGCTTCTCCAACCGAAGCCTTTGCTTCTTTTTTTTCTTTTTTTCTTTTTTTCAGCACATGGTCAGGAAGATATAATGTCTTCGATGTCATCTGTGTTTTTCTCCAGCAGGGTTCTCATTTCTTGTTTGGCAAAAGAAAGACCCCTGACTTCTCCTACCAACATTTTATACTGGTCCCAATCAGTAATGGAACCATACAACAAAGTTTCAGATATATCTTTTTCTCTGTCATTAATTCTCTTATATACATATTTTGCAAAATCTACAACATCCATTTTTAATTTTCTTCCATAAGGTGAAGTCCTTGCTCTAAAGCTTCTTTATTTCTTCGTGTCCAACCTCTTCCAAAAGTTTCAAAAGTTGAAAGACCCTCATAAAATCTTTGTCTTTGATCAAATATTTCATTTAAAACTTTTTTTGTATCGTGTCGAGACAGTTGTGCTAAAGTTTTTGGACCAATGCCTCCATCTTGTGTTGCACCTATTACACCCTGTAAAGCTTTTGCAGAACGTGAAACTCCACTATTTACACCCCAGTCAAAACAAAAAAAGTCTAGTCCTCCAGGTAACGAATCACATGATAAACGTCCCCAATATCGATATTCATACAAAGGAGCTACATCCTCTTGCGTTAAGTTTTTCATCTCTCCGGGTTCAAGCTTCTTACCTATCCACTTCTCCCAAACACGTTTTGTAACTCCATGATTCGTTTCCCCACCTGGATCTTTCGGATGGTTAACGTATCCCCCCTCATGTTTAAGTAGCATCTCTAATGACTTTTTAAAGTTTTTTTTCATTTTGTTAATCCTTTTTGCTTTTCATAAGTCCTCAAACCACCAATCCCAAGTAATCCGCCTAATACAGGTAAAAGTGTAGAGATATCAAACTCTGGAAGTTCAGGTATTTCTGCACCACTAATAGCAACAATAAATATAATTGAAGGTTGA